TGTAATGTTATTTAATGATGTTATCCCACCACACTTAGATATTACATCTACCAAAATTAATCGATTTAAAAGCCAAGGAATATGTAAGCATAATTGCTGTTTCTATAGTATTTTTTACAATCAAATTGGTGCTTATTTTGGTTGTTGGCGTAGGGATATTCACGTTAAATGGTTTGCAAAAAATTTTGAATCTTTAACCGTTCAAGAAAAACAAAACTATCTTCATCAAAAAGAAAAACTCCGCAAAGAAAATGAAGCAAAAAAAGATATTGCCAAACTCCGTTGTAAAACTAAATGGGATCACAGTATTGAGGCTTGTGAGTCTCATGCTTATTTAATTAAAAAACGAATTAAACCTATTTATTGTCGTCAACATGGGGAGGATTTAATCATTCCTATTTACGACCATTTTGGCGAGATTCAATCCCTTCAATCCATTCATCCTGATGGCTTTAAACTTTACGAAGAAGGGTCAAGCTATAAGGGTGGCTATCTCCCACTAGGAGAGAAAATAAACGGAACCTTGAGGCTTTGCGAGGGTTATGCTACGGGATGTTCTATTTATGAGGCAATAGGTGAACCTGTTTTTGTTTGTTTCACGGCTAATAATTTAATTCATATAGCTAAATGGATAAGAAAAAAATATCCCCATTTTCCCATTCAAATTTGTGCTGATGACGATAGACGCACAGAAAAAAAAATAGGTAAGAATATAGGATTAATTGCGGCTATTCATGCAGCCAAAGAAATTAACGCAACGGTTATTTACCCCGATTTTACTCTTATTCCCCACTCAGAAAATCTAACTGATTTCAACGACCTATTTTGTGTTTCTGGAATCGAGGCCGTTGAGAATCAATTATTAAAAGGAGTTTCAAAATGAAAAAACAGGATAGCAGAAGACCCGGCATTGTCGATGATTTATCTGAGGATAATATTCAGGATATGGGTAGAAATCCCGAATTAGCCCATATAAAACCCTTAACTTATACTGAAATGATGGTTGAAAAACCCATACCCTTAGAAAATATTCTCTTTCCCTGGTTTCCAGTTCAAGGAATTGCCTTTATTTATGCCGCGACAGGGGTAGGTAAAACCATGTTCACCCTGAATATAGCTTATGCTATTGCCAGTGGAGGACAATTTTTAAAATATAGCGTACCTAAGCCTAGAAAGATTTTATATGTGGATGGTGAAATGGCCTATTCACAAATGCATGATCGTTTTACTCAAATTGTAAGGCAACAAGGTGAGCTTTATTATCCTGATAATTGGAATTTATTAACCCCCGACAAAGCTCATCCTTTTAAATTACCTAAAATTTGCGATCCAAAAGGACAAGAATTTTATAATAAATTAATTGATGAATTAGGTATTGAAGTATTATTTTTAGACAATCTTTCAGTTCTTTCCACCATTGATGAAAGCAGCTCAGAAGAGTGGAAGCCTATACAAGATTGGCTAATTTTTTTAAGAGGCAAGGGAATAGGGGTTATCGTTGTTCACCATGCGGGCAAAGATAAAAAAGGTTATCGTGGCACATCACGCATGCTTGATTGTATTGACACCGCCATTTCCCTCCAAGACTTATCTGAAAGCCAATTAGAAACTGAGGCCGTCCTTAATAAAAAATTCAAGATCGATTATCAAAAGGCCAGAACATTTGGCGGCAAGGATGCCCTTCAATTTGAAGTAACCCTGGCACCCACTGGATGGAGCCATCAATCAATGGAAATTACGACCATGGACAGAATCATTGAAATGCTCAAGTTAAACATGAGCCATAAAGAAATTTCCTTAGAGCTAGGATTTACTCGCTCTTACATTAGCCGCCTTGTACGAAAAGGAATCAAGGAAGGCTTAATTCGAAACGAAGTCTAATTTGTTCAGTACCCACGTACCCTCTGTAAATACATAAGAGTACCCTCGGGGGAATATATACATATAAGTCGTTGTTTTTATTATTGTTTGGGGTGGGTACTAACCTAGTACCCTCTAGTACCCTTTTGCCTCTTAAAGAGGGTACTAGGGTACTAAGTGGGTACTCGCTAGTACCCACCCTAAAATATATATAAGTATATAATTTATATAATAATATATTTATATGTGTACTGATAAGCTCGTGCGCATAGGAGAAACTCGTGTACCCACGTTCATGGAAGGATAAAAAAGAAGCAATTGAAAAGAGCATTAGACGAATCTCTCATTTTCATGGGGGAGATGACCCACAATGGTTAAATGAATATATTCTGGATGTTATTGAACAAAATAAAAACGATTTACAGAAAGCAGTTGATTGCTTTAAACTCATAGAAGATTCAATGGAATAATTAATAAACAAGGATGATTATGAAATCTAAGAAATTAGAAAAATTAAGTGGGATGTGGAAAGAAAAAGATCAGAACGGAATACCTTTTCTTTCCGGAAAATACAAAGACAAGTTTTTCTTCGTGTTAAAACCCAATGATAAAAAGAAAGATAACAAATCTCCTGATTTTGTTCTTTATAAAAGCCCCCTAGATAAAAAAGATGAAGAAGATGATCCCTTGGAAGAATTTAATCCTGATGATTTTTCTATAGGATGAATGATAACCCCTATAAACCCACGTGGGAGTTCAAGGTTAAGCGATCTTGGGTTAAGCCTCCAGGACATAAGGCGAATTTACGTTCGCCCATGTGTCAAATTTGCGGCTATAACCCTCCTTTCTGTTGTTGCCATGGGGACACGGATGAAAAGACAGATATTCAAGGAAAATGAATGGAACGTTAAGAGTAAGAAATATAGGACGGCCTATATGGATCAAATAATGGACTTATACGGTGACAAGGAGAAGGTCAAGGATGACTTACAAGCGAGTGGACGAGAACCAGACAGAGATTGTGAAGACATTTAGGGATCTAGGATGTTCAGTATTAATTCTTTCCATGGTGGGCAAAGGTTGTCCAGATATTTGCGTGGGATTTAGGGGAAAGAATTATTTATTTGAAATTAAATGTGGGGATAAACCCCTGTCGTCACAGAAATTGACCAAGATGGAGATTAAATTCTTTGATGACTGGCGAGGATATGTGAGCATTATTAGCTCAAAGGATGATGTGCTGGAGTTCATTGGGAATTTGATTTGATGTTCCATATGGAACAATTTATGGTATGGTGAAGTTAAGCAATAAGGATATTAACTATGACCCCAGAAGGGAAGCAGCGTCTTAAAGCTCTATTGACCAGCCATGAGTCCTACAAACAATTTCCCTATACTGATAGCACTGGCCATCTCACTGTTGGTATTGGTCGAAATTTGTCTACTCGAGGAATATCTACTACAGAAGCGTTTCAGTTACTCGATGATGATATTTTATACTTTAGTAGTAAGCTTTCTCATTATCTCGCTTGTTTTAGTGACCTTAATGAATCCCGTCAGATTGCTATGATTGATATGTGTTTTAACCTGGGCATTCAAGGATTTCTGGGATTTTCTCAGATGATAGAAGCACTCAATGCCCACGATTATGAACGCGCTGCATCGGAGATGTTACAATCAAAATGGGCTGACCAAGTTGGAGAGCGTGCAACTTGTTTGGCTAATATCGTGAGGACAGGCACAATTTAGGAGATAAATTTATGCAATGGCTTATCGATTTCTTAGAAAGACATATGACCAAGGCAGTATTTGTCACCACCTTATCATCAATCCTGCAAATGCTGGGTTATATGGGAAATGATGGGCATATAGCTGATGAAGCCCTGAAACAAATCATGGCCTCATCATCGGGATTACAAGCAGTTATGTTGATGATTCTTTATCTTGTGTTGAAGAATCAGAAGAAGAAGGATTGAGAAATCGCATCATGATTTCTTTGTGTTTATCTAATGTATAATATTCTTTACCTATTAGGGCGTTAATCAGTTGGCTTTGATTTTCGCCCGTTTCCTTGCACACCCAATCTAGCATTTCTTTTTGTCGAGACGTCATATAGACCGAGATGCGTTTGTTATATTGAGTCATTATTTGATATC